CTTTCTGACGAAACGCCCGCTGCCGGGCGGAAAGGACTTTTTGTCCAAAATTCCGGGGGGAAATTTTTTCTGCCGCTTCAGGAAAAAGGCGGAGCGCCAACCACCGGTCAAAAAGGTTTTTTTGTTCAAATCGGAGACCGGAAAATGTTTATTCCAATCTATGAATCCGGGGTTCCATCAGGACTTGTCTTCTATGCTTCCGGCGCGTCGCTGTCACAAGCGGAAACCGGGCAGAGTCTCTCCATGCAGGGAACAGGAGTTTCTCTGACCTCGTATAACGGGGCCCCCGGATATAAAATTGAGTCTAGCTCAACATTGCGTTTCTCTGATGCAGGTTTTCCGAGCGGAGGGAATCCATACACAATATCTCTTTGGGCAAAAGCAGATCAGACCGCATACTCAGAAACCGTTCTGTTTATGTGGGGAAATCTCAACGGCAACGGCGTAGCTCTTGCATATTGCAATGATACGGAGGTGCGGGATGTTGGCGGTAATGGAATCAACCACGACTCGCCGTCTAATACCATTGTACATACAGATTTTAACCACATTGCATTGAGCTATGACGGCCAAAGCAGTCGCATCTATGTGAATGGAGTTCTCGTTTCGACACAACAGATCAGCCGCTCGCTTTCTTTGCAGGAGGGCGTGATTGGAGCGACCCACTCCTGGGGAGAAAATTTCTCCGGTCTCATTTCCGGTATCCGGGTATTCGACCGGGCTCTTGAACTTGAAGAAATTCAGGAGTTGTCGAAAGAATACAGTGTAGCATAAACTCTGGGAGATTATTCATGCTTATTGACATTCTGCGGGAAGATGAACAGGGAAACGTTTACGTTCTGCGGGAGCCGGGCGGTCTGACGGTTGACTGGCGGGGGAAACGTGTCACGGTCCCTTACGGATTCCGAAGCGACGGTGCGTCCGTTCCCCGGTTCTTCTGGCGGTGGGTATTCCCGCCAGGAGACACGCGGGCTCTGCGGGCGGCATTCGTTCACGACTGGATTTACCGGACTCATCCGGACGGGTGGACCAAAGCGGAAGCCGATCAGCTGTTCCGCGAGCTACTGATCGAGGACGGGATGCCGGAGCGTTTCGCCCGGAGAGCGTACTGGGGCGTGCGTCTGTTCGGTGGCGATTCCTGGCATCAGGGAGGAATGGTTAAATGAATGAAGAGGAAAGTATGTTTTACGCGAACATCGACACATTAAAGTTCTGCACGCCGGATTCGCCGGAGAAAGCCGGGGACAAGCCGCAGTTCCGACACACGGAGAGTAAAAGCATCGACATAACGTTTCTGCGTGGGGATGGAACTCCGCTGAATTTGACCGGAGCAACGCTCACGCTGGCGCTGGACAGCAACTATTATCACTGGGACAAGCTGACCGCGTTTTCGGAGGGCGATAAAGTCCAGATTCTGAATCCCGGCGGCGGAGTCGTGCGGTTCTTTGTGGACTGCAACAGCGCCAAATTCGCGCAGCTGGTCCAGTGTGGAAGCTCGACGGTCAAGATGGAGATCGTGATGATCGCCGCCGGGGAGACGGAGGAGCGGACGCTCCTGCATGATGACGGCATCCGGCTTCTTCCTCGCGTCCACACCTCCGAGGGAGCGCCTGCCGATGCGTCTCCGGATTATTATTCCAAAGCGCAGATCGACGCGCTGATGCAGTCGAACACGCGCGTGGAGCTTGCCGCCTGTACGGGAATGGGCATCAGGCGCACGGATGAGGGAACGCTGATGACGTGGATCGACCCGGACGACGTAACGCTCAACGGTTCCGTGCTCGCGCGGTGGGACCGGACGGTACTTGTCCGGAAAGAAGGAAGTTATCCGGAGAATTCGGAAGACGGGGAGATCATCGCGGAGACCAGCCGCGCCGATGCGACCAAAAACAAGTACCGGAGCGATGGCTTTCATGATGCCGAAAGAGAAGCCGGAACAACATATTTCTATAAGCTGTTTTCGCAGGCAACAGGCGGAGTCTGGAACAATCAAGATGCGAACCGATACGCGGAGACCACGTCCATGTCGTGGGGAATGGTTCAATCGTTCGTCCGCGCAGGGAGAGGACCGGAGCTCTGGCCGGTCGGAACGGTTTTCGTGGTGGATCATCCGGAATACACGCACGCAGACGGTACGGGGCTTTGGTTCCGAGTCGTTGGACACGACCAGATGCAGGCGGCAGACGAAACGCTTACGCACAGCATGTGCCTTGACATGGTAGACTGTTTATTCAATGCGCCATACGATGTAGCAGAAGCGCTTTATGCGCTAACCGCGGACGAAACCGCACAGGAATTGAAAACATACTATACGCTTTCCGGAACGGAGTACATAGCTCTTGTTGAGGGAACCGATTACAACATCGGGGATCCCGTGCCGGTTGCTTCATGGTACGAAAAGAATTTTGATATTAGAGCAACAGGCGGCTCAAACAATGCCATTCAAAGCAATATGATCCAGTGGGCGAACTCTGACGGTAAAGCGGGGGAATGGTATTCCCCGACTACCATTTTTGATACATGCAGCAGCGCCTTGCTTAACCGGAATGGATTCTTGAGATACATTGATCCGGAATTCCTCGATATAGTAAAACCCGCTAAGCTGATTACGGCGAAATCCAACCCGGAGGGCGGTGATGCTTTTATCCATCAAGCAAAGTTCTGGGCACTTTCCCGCTCACAAGTTTCCGGTTTGGCTAATAACGCAATTACAGAGAATGCATATTTGGAGTATTACAGTGGAGGTGGTTCAAGAATTAAGTACCTGAAAGATACTGCAACGCCGCAGGGTTATGTTTTGCGTTCTCCAATAGTGGGATCCTCTTGTGATGAGCAATGCGTTCTGAATCAAGGGGATTTGAATAGCTACGCATCAGGTAATTCGTTCGGATATACGCTAGCCTGCATCATTGCATAAGGAAAAAACAAAATGAAAATTATTCCATCAAAAACGTTCGAGGCACAGGAGGCAGCACGCAGAGCCGCGAAACCTGCGGAAGTCAAAAAATACAGCACACTGAAAATCATCCGGACGCTCGGCGATTCGTGGGAGCCGTACCGGAAACAGTTAGAGGAAGCCGGGGTTCTGGATCAATTTTTCGCCGCCAATTATCTGGCGAGCGATGACCCGGTATTTGTTGCATTCCTGCAAACTGTGCCACAGGAGGTAAGGGAAAAATTGGAAACTTGTATCTGGGATCCGGAATGATGGCAAAACTGACCGTAAATGAGCGGCTTTCCAAAGTCGAAAGTCAGCTAGATGAAAATAACAAAACCACATGGCGGGTCTTTGAGGCGATTTACGGCAACGGGAAGCCTGGTCTGTTGTCCGAATTCCGTTTGCTGCGGCAGAGCGTAGAAGCGCACCATCAATCCGCAACGGTGAACAAATCCGATTGGAAGTGGATCATCACGACAGCGGTCGCGGCGAGCGCTGTGATAGTGGCGATATTCAAATAAAACACAAAGAAAGGAACAAAAAACATGGACAGAGCGGAAATTTTCGGGATTTGGGATAAAATCCGGACAGGAATCGTAATCGGAGCGATTGCAGGGATGGTCGCATTTGCGGCTGGGTGTAGCCACAACGTCGGCGGCTTCACAATCGGGACGCGCGCACAGGCGGGGATTGATCCGCAGAGCATGACGGCGAATATCTCATTGACGGACGGGCTGAACGTGATCGACGTCTGCCGGGAGAATTCGGAGTGGGAAATCGAGATCAATGATGATACCGGAGTCACCGTC